ACGCATTTGGGGGAACTCACGCTAGCCCTAGACCGCACTGGAGACGGGGCCACGTTCGGCGACTGCTAGAAGGGCGAGTGGTGTTGGTGTCGCCCCATCCTGTCATGGGTCAAGCCGAAATACCCACGACGTACAAAGTCAAAAATTAGTGCGTGTCTCTGATGAGGGAACATCAATGTCCAATCGAGCCGTCGTCGTCTACCGAACCGCCCCGAACCTCGAGCACAAGGCGGCTGCTGAGTTGCGTGAGGCTGGCGCTCGCGCCTACGTGGCCCGCGACAGGTCAACCAAGCGTAACCCATTTACGCGCCAACCGCGCGCCACCGCGCCGGGCTACGTGTTTTCGGATCGGGCCTGCACCATCGCTTTTGCAAAGCACGTCAAGTCACCGATCGGCAGCGCCAGCAAGGCGGAACTTGCCAATCTGTACATTGGCCGCCCCCAGCGCCGCGCTGATACCGATCAAAACGCCTACCGCGCCGGCCAGCCTGCATTCCGGGGGGAGACCGCCGTAACGGTTACTAGCACCAGCGGCCGTTTCTGCTGCATTGAGTACGACATGTGCGGAAAGAGGCATAGCCAATCTATCCACTACACCCAGCTTAGACCGGGCTGACTGGCCAATCTGCGGGGCGATACCCGGACAGGTACGCCTCGACAAGACGGCGCTGAGGGTCCCGGATGACGCTTTGCCCGGTCTCAAGGTGATACTGCATTTGCCTGCGGTGGGCGCCCTGATAGCCGAGCACAGTCGCCATCTGATCAAGCGTCAGGCCCAGCTCGCGCCGGGCCTTTTCCATTTGTGCGGGGGTCAATTGAGCCTCATGCAAAATCACTCAAAGCGTTTTTGATAACCGCTTGCTGAGCGGCATCGGTCAGTGTCGTGATAATTTTTTCCTCGCCGCCGGGGCCGGTGTGCCGCGTTACCCGCTCGATCCCTGTGACGTACCAAGCCGACCCGCCGCGCTCAAAAGTCACTTGTGTGGCAATGGCCGAGCTTGACCGCCGATTGTAAGCTCGTGACGTGGGCACTCCCGAGATTGCCGACACCTTGACGCCGGCGCGGTCTTTGATTGAGACACCATGGGCAATCAGTTGATTTTCCACGGAGGCCGCGATCGCGACGAGGACGCTGGGGCTTGCGTACGTGTGCGCTGACGCCTTGCCATTTGCTTCTTCAACCGCGGTCTGGATGGCCGTTGCGTTTGCCGCTGTCAGTCGCGAATCGGGTCGAGCTTTGATTTCGTCAATCTTTGCTTTGAAATGTTCTGGGGCGGCACCGCTGCCGCCCAAGTAGAGGGTTGAGATCTTTGCGGTCTCCTGCTGGCGAACGAGGGCCAGACGCTGTTTTGAAAGATCGGCGGCGACGGTAAATGCCTTGATGTCAAATAGCTTGATCTTGGTCATTGTCTTCATCCTTTCGGGTGGGCGCGTTGCCCGTTGCTGATAAAACAACCTACCCCATCCTCGTCCGTAGGTCAACCCACCTACAAAAATAATATTGCACTATTTGACATTGTCGCCTCACTGCGCCATTGTGCAATCGGATGAGCGGCCGATTTCAGCGTACCGCCCCAGGCTCCGATAAAATCGTTGAGCCACACAATCCGGAAATGCGCCCAAAGCACAACAAGGACGCAACGTGATCCTGGCAGTAACCGTTTTTCTTGTCAGCCTAGCCGTTTTTCTTCTCGTGGTCGGTTCGTGCCTCGATGCGTGCGGCGTGTTTGATCGGGACGACAAATGACTGCCGGGCCGCTGTTGCCTTCTGGCTCTCCCGCTGAAATCGCCCGTTGTACCCGTGCCCGTATGCGTTCAACGCGACTCCGCAAAGGGCTGACATTATGCATATCGACACCATGGCCAAGCGAGCCAAGCAAGTCGGGTTCGTCGCTACCGCCATCACCAGCGCAGTTACCGCCCGCTTTGGTTGGCTACAAGGCGAAGATGTTATTACGAGCATCGTCTATGCCGTTGGACTCGGGCTCGCCAGTTTCATGGTCGGCTACGGGCTTGTTTTTGCGTGGGAAAGCCGCAAGCGCAACATGCCCGCCGGCGTCACCATCGCATCGGTCGCGATCTTTGCAATTGCAGTGATCGTCGAGGTGCTATCTCACGTCGGCGCCAACGCTTCCGCCCGGTCTCACGACATGGCCAGGGCGACGGAGCAGACCAACGCATACGCCGACACACGCAATCAACTCGATCAGGCTCGCGCCGATCTCGCGGCCATTAGACCGACCCGTGCGCCGGCAGCAGTCAGCGCCGACATGGCTCGCATTGAGGGCGCCAAGTGGTTCAGCAACACGTCAGGCTGCACCAACCCGAATCCTGCTGGAAGCGGGCGCGGGTATGGCAACAGTTGCAACAAATACAACGTCTTGAAAGGCGAACTCGCCACCGCTCAGAACCGCATGGCGCTAGCCGCTAAAATTGATCAGCTCGCCGGGACTAGCGCCACGTCATCTGCCGGCCACAGCGTCGCTCTCGCTCAGACCAAGGCGGTCGCATCCTATGCGACGTGGAACACAAACCCCGGCGCTGACGATCAGGCCAAGACGAACATGGCCATCACGCTCATTCTCGCGCTGTACTTTGTCAGCCTAGGGCTCGTAAACCTCGTGGCTCAAGCCTTCGACCCGGAAGACGGCACGACAACAGCCGCTCAACCTTCTGCTGAAATCGTGCGGCCTCAGTTCCGCAAGCCTTCCACACCTGTCGTCGATGATCTATCCTGGGCTAAAGCAATAGAGCAGGCCCAACGAAAGATTGCGTGATGTTGGTAGCGGAATTGATCAAAAAGCTGCAAGCGTTGGATCCGAAGTTAGAAGTGCATATCCATTACGACGGCGCGGATAGGATTGACGAGGTTGGCGTCTACGTGTCTCGTAGCGGGTACGCAGTACTAGCCGAGTCACCGTCAGATATTTATTACGACGAAGACAGGCCGGTGGGTGCTCCGCTATCCAAAGCGTTTCCTGCATGGTCCATCGACATGGCCTAACGGTGTTTCACGTGCAACAAAGTAGTGTTAGGGCTGCACATGAACAATGAAGATCTTTCAAATCTCACCGCCGAAATAACTAGGCTGCGATCCGAGGTCGGTCTCCTGCGCGCTCAAATAGGGCGCGGTAGATCCGAGGTCGGTCTTCTCCGCGCGCAACTCAAGCGGCACAACGTCCCCCTGCCCGAGCAGCCTGACGTCTATCCGATGCTGGTTGAGTGGCTGTTCGACGGGAAGAGCCGGGCAACGATCGCCGAAGAGATCGGCCTCGCCAAAGCCAAAGTGCACGCGCTCACGAATAAATGGCTGTCAAATCCCGTCAACCTCGGCGCCATCAAATCAGAGCATGCCACGATGGTGTGGCGTATGAGATTGTCGGAGCTGTATTATGAGGCTGATAGCGTCAAGTTCCCGAGGTTATACGAAATAGCGAAGGAAAACCGCGCCAACCGCAGCGTGCTCGCCGAGATAACCAGCAGGATTAAACAGCTGGAGCGCAAGAAAGAAGAAGACCGGCGCGCGAAAGAAGAAGACCGGCGCGCGAGAGTAGAACAGTTCGTCTGTAAGGTCAGGACACAACTGGCTTCAATGGCCATGCAGGACGGCCCCAGACCGGTAGTTCCCATCGACGTCAGCTATTGTCATGGTCTTGGTTTGACGCCGGCGGATATTCCTGACGATCTGATTGGAGCACAGCTCATTGTAAGCTGGGGCTTGGCACGATATTCGGAACCGGTTGTAGTCAGGCTAGGCGTTTCACGTATGGAAGTTCTAGGTACAACAATGTGTCTTTGATTATCTGAAACGCTTTCATTGAAAATCAAAAGAAATCAGAGTAATCAAAATGGCAAAGGGTGGGGCAAGAAAAGGCGCTGGACGCAAGAAGGGCGGCATCACCAAAGCGACTATGTATCGCCAGGAGATGTACGCCCGCGCCGCAGCCGATGGCATCTCACCGCTCGACGTGATGATAACGGTGATGCGGAAAGCATGGGCGGCAAACAATATCCCCGAGGCGATGCAAGCGGCTGTTCACGCCGCGCCTTACTTGCATCCCAAACTGCAGGCGACGGCCGTAACATTGGATGACAACCGCGAAATTGGCCAATACAGCGAAGCCGAACTCGAAGCTATCCTCCGAGCAGGTAGCGGCAGAACTGCTGAAGCGGAAGAAGGCCCAGAAGGGTCTAATCCAGTTCACTGAGCACACGTTTCATCAGTATGTCCCGGCGGAACACCACAAGCTCATTGCCGAAAAGCTCGAAGCGGTGGAGCGCGGCGAGATCGATCGGCTGATGATCAACATGCCGCCGCGGCATGGGAAATCAGAATTAGCGTCGAGGCGGTTTCCCGCGTGGTTTTTAGGCCGGCATCCTGACAAAAGCATCATCGCAGCCAGCTACAACAGCGACCTCGCCACTGATTTCGGCCGGCAGGTTCGCAACATCTTGGAAACCGACGAATACCGCGGCCTGTTTGGAACCACGCTCGCCGATGACAGCCGCGCCGCTAATCGGTGGAATACAAAAGAAGGTGGAGCATACGTCGCCGCGGGCGTGGGTACGGCTATCACTGGCCGCGGCGCGGACGTTCTGCTTATCGACGACCCGCTTAAGGACCGGGAAGAAGCCGATAGCGAACTTCACCGGCAAAAGGTCTGGGACTGGTACACGTCAACAGCCTATACCCGCCTCGCGCCTGGTGGCCGCATCATCGTCATCCAAACACGGTGGCACTCCGACGATTTGTCTGGGAAGCTGCTCGAAGAACAAAAGCGCGGCGGCGACGAATGGACGATCCTGGAGCTGCCCGCGATCAACGAAGCCGGCGAAGCACTCTGGCCTGATTTCTACCCGCTCAAAACGCTGGAGCGAACACGAAGCGTACTCCCGGCGCGTGATTGGTCAGCGCTCTATCAGCAGCGGCCGACTCCCGAGGAGGGCGACTATTTCAAGCGCGAGTGGTTCAGGTTCTACGACAGCTTGCCAAACCATCTGCGCATGTACGGCGCATCTGACTACGCGGTGACGGATAAGGGCGGCGACTACACGGTGCATGGTGTCGCCGGCGTATGCCCCGACGACAACCTGTACATCGTCGATGTGTGGGCGGGGCAGACGCAGAGCAATATCTGGATCGAGTCGTTTATCGATCTGGTGGCCAAGCACAAGCCTTTGAACTGGGGTGAAGAACAAGGCCAGATCATCAAATCTCTCGGGCCGTTCATCGACAAGCGTATGCGGGAGCGCCGGGTTTACTGCCAACGGACACAGTTCACGAGCGTATCCGACAAGCCGACTAGGGCTCGATCGTTTCAAGCCCGCGCCGCGATGGGCAAGGTTTATCTCCCGCACAACGCGCCATGGGTAGCGGATCTGGTCGGGTGCCTGCTGCAATTCCCCGCCGGCCGAAATGACGACTACGTGGATATGTTGGGCCTGATCGGCCGCATGCTCGACACGATGGTTTCAGGCCGCGCCCCTCGCGCACCGGAACCGCCCGAAAGCAAATGGAAGCGCGCATTCCAGGCCAGAGCACAAGAAGACGCAAACAGCGGATGGAAGTCACAGTGAACAAATTGAAATCAATTCCTAATGGCTGATGGAATGATGGCGGCTCAACCCGCCGAGCAGCCAGACCCGGACGGCTACGACGAGAGCAAGACGTCGCTGCGAACCCTCATTCAATGGGTGGAAGACGCTGAGGAAGCCACGCAAGACGCGCGCAAGCTCGCCGAAAGGGATCGGGATTATTACGACGGCAAGCAGCTCACGAGCTCCGAGAAGGCGGCACTCCGCAAACGCGGCCAGCCTGACGTAGTAATCAACCGCATCAAGCCTAAAATCGATTATCTCAGCGGCTTTGAGGCAAGCAGCCGCACTGATCCGAAAGCATTCCCGCGGACGCCCCAGGACGAAAACACGGCCGAAGCGGCGACCGATGCGCTGCGCTACGAGAAGGACAAAAGCGACCTCGACCAGCATTTTTCCGCCGTTTGGCAGAATATGTTGATCGACGGGTACGGCGGCATTGAGCTGACGATTGAGGAAAAGCCGGACGGCTCGAAGGAAATCGGCTGCGTGCACTGGGAGTGGGATCGGCTT